GTTCAGAACACAGTGTATGGTAAGCACGAAATCCTTCCTTACGCACACGGGGAATATCCCTTTGTAGAGTTTAGAAGAGAACGTCTGAGACGCTCGATTGTTGAGTCCAGAGGCATTCCAGAAATTCTTTTTACTGACCAAGAAGAACTCAAGGCACAGCACGACGCTACCAGAGACAGAACCGCCCTTGAGGTCAATCCTCCAATCACAGTCACAAGACGAATTGGTATTCAGAATAGAATTGGCCCAGGCCAGTTGCTTCCTGTTAACTCGCCTACTGACTATGGTTATCTTGCGGCTCCGACTGGAACTCCTGCCACTGCCTTTGCCTTGATGGAAAGAATTGAACAGAAGACAGCCAGTATGTTCGGACTTTATCATCCGCAGGTTCTTCCCGTGCATACGCAGATGACACAGCAGTTCATCGTCAATAACTTCTTTACCGCTTTCAGCGGTGCATACAAACAGATGTTTGCACTGTGTGTTCAGTATCTTCTTCCAGAAGAAATTGAGAGAATCACTAGCGTCCCACTTCAAGTCAGCGAAGACGAACTGATGCATATGTATGACTTCTCTATCAAGTTTGACGTTAGAGAGCACGACACCGATTACGTCCTTGAAAAACTCAAGGCAATCAATCAATTCGTCCTGCCTATGGATACCGCTGGTGCTATTGATAGAAACAAGTTGATTAGACGACTGGTTGAAGCCATTGCTCCAGAAACTGCTAGAGATATTCTTATTGACCAGCAGACAGCCACACAGAAACAATACAAGGAGGTCCAAAACGACCTTGCTATGATGATGCTTGGTCTTGAGGCTCAGTATACTGAAAACGACCCTCAGGCCAATGCCAAGATGCAGGCTATGCAGGACATTATGTCAAAGAACCCCAAGGCTCAACAGCAGTCCCAGAGCGATGGTATGTTCCAAGCCCTTCTTACCAACTATCAAAAGAACCTGCAGATGTCAATTATGCAGCAACAGAACGCTCAGATTGGTAGAACTGGCGTGTCTCCTGTTGGCGATGACTTTGCTATGGCACAGAAAACAGGTCAGCCCATCGAGGCAGACCCAGAGGCGCAAATCCCTGGCCTTGAACAACCTGTGCAACAGCAGATGTAATTTATGACTGAACACGAAAAGGTAAAAGTCCAGCAATCATTGGTTTTTGAAACAAGTGAACTATGGAACTCTGTAATTCTTATTCTCGATGCTGCTATTGAATCTGAAGTTGGGATTGCTATCAGTCAGCACACAAATGAGTCAAGTCGTGCACATTCTTGCGGCAGGGCTGATGGCGTTAAGTTTATAAAAGAACTTCTCGTTGAAACAAGAAAAGAAGCAATGACTAATGCTGGACGCAAGGTCACTTGACAAAAGTGACAAACCTGCTTAACTAAAACTTCAAGTCTCTGCGGACGTAAAACGCTGATACATATGACAGATACAAATGCCGATAACGGAGAGGCACAAAATCCCGTGGAAAATGACATCGGAATCATTAATCAAGACAGCCTCGTAGATAAAATGCGTGGTATTCTGTTCTCCGACGAACAGGATGAAGGTAATCCCGAACCTTATCAGCAAGAGGGAGAAGACCAGATAGAAGATAGTGGCGATGGCACAAGCGAGGAAGGTGACGGCCTTTCGGAGTTTGATGACAATGCTAACGAAGCGGAAGATGGCACTGATGTTCTTTCACAAGATGAAGATTCGGAAAACACCGATGAACCAGTTCAGGAAACAGTTGGAGTTCAGAAGCGTATCGACAAATTGACAGCCCTCCGAAAGACGGCTGAAGAGAAGGTCGCCGCACTTCAGAGCGAAGTAGAAGAGTATAAGTCTAGACTAAGTGATGCTGAAAAGGCTGTTCTTGCTCCTAAGGCAAGTCCCGAAAATCCTTTTGGCGACTTAGATACAATTGAAAAAATCAAGGCTGAATACGAAGAAGCGAGACAACTGAGATACAAGTGCGAAGAGAACCCTGAGGGCTTTGAAGTTGGGGAAACCTTTTTCAACGCTGCACAGGTAAAAGCAATGAAGGTCAATGCCATGAAAGCCATGGAACAGCAACTGCCAAAACAGTTGGAGTTCGTAAAGGCTCGAGAAATGTGGCGACCGAAGGCTATGGAGACTTACCCTTGGCTTAAAAACAAGGAAACTCCAGAATACAAACTGGCACAACAGGTTCTATCAAATTTCCCGCAGTTCAGGAATTTCCCTGACTACGAGTTGTTTGTGGGTGATTATGTTAGAGGTTACATGGCTAGAAATTCGTCCAAGACGAAGATTCCTGCCAAGGTTCCCCCGCTTAATGTCCGTGCTACATCTTCTCAAGCGACCTCTCCTAGAAGTGATACCTCTGGTAGAACGCCTGAAAGCCGATATCTCAAATCTGGCAAACGTGAAGACCTTAAGTCTGCGGTATTAAAATTCCTCTAACCCCTATACCTATATACTACTATGGCAATGCTCACAGAACGCGTGCTCTCTCAGGCCAATAAACTTGGTCGAAGAGAAGAAATCGCTAACCTCATCTCCCTCGTTGATGCGAAGGATACCCCGTTCACCTCGATGGCTAAGAAGGGTGCTGAACCGAAGCAGACTCTTTTCCGCTGGCAGGTTGACTCCCTCCCCGAACCCAAGACCGATGGTGTCGTTGACGGCACTGACGTGACCGCTGGCGATTTCGAGAACTACGTCAAGACCGATGCCAAGCAGTATCGTAATGAACTGGCTGCCTACATCCAGATTTTCCGTAGACAGACCCGAGTTTCCAAACTCACTCAGTCTTCCGTCACTAACATCGCTGGTGTTAAGGACGAACTGGCTAACAACGTCTCCAAGGCCATGCTTATGCTTAAGCGTGACATGGAAAAGACCTTCTGCTCGGATAACGAGTCTCAGGCCGAAAAGACTGTTGGTAGCACAATCGTCCCCTATAAGACCCGTGGTCTTGATAAGTGGATTGTCAAGGCTGCTGACAAGGACCTTAACGAGAACGCCACAATCGTTCCCGATGAGTTCTGCGTTCCTTATGACCCTGTTGACCCGACCAACTCTTCCATCGCTGAAGGTGCTCTGGCTGACCTCAATGAAACTCAGATTCAGAACCTGCTGACCTCTATCTACAAGCAGACTGGTCAGTTCAAGACCTACGACCTCCTCGGTGGCCCCCTGCTGAAGAGAGCGTTCACCAACCTCGTTTATACGAGCAAGGAGTCTTCTGCTACAAACCAACTCGAGTCTCAGAGAAGTTTCAATCGCAACGCTTCGGATTCGTCCTATACGTCCTCGATTGATGTCTTTGAAGGCGACTTTGGTGGTCTGAGACTGCATCCGTCCCTGTTCCTGAAGAACCATAAGGTTGGCTACGTGATTCCCTTCGACCTCGTTGAAGTGCGTTACGGCGGTCACGTTGCTGAAGTCACGGCTCTGCCTGACAATGGTGGTGGCCCTGCCCGAATGATTGAAGCCGTCGCTGGCCTCGTCGTTCACAACCCGCTGGCCTTCGGCAAGTTGGACCTCACATAAGCGGAGTGTCGGACTTTATTCAAAGTCTGGCTGACGTGATTCCCTCCAATCTCAGAAATGAGGTTGAGAGGGAACTTCGTCATGGCTGGAACATGGAGGCTATCAAGGCTAAGACCGATGCAAAGCAAAATGCTATTTTTGGTCACAGTAATGAGGCTCGCTCCATTGATGGTATTGGTCAACTAAGAGCACGAATTCCCGCTGCTGCTTTTCACTACTGGGGTATCCGTCTCGGCTATGAATGCTGGGAGGACAAACAATTTATGAATGAATTCATTAGGGACAATCCAGAGGTTGCTGTCCGTAATAGAATGAAGAGAACCATGGTAGGCGGAGCCTCTGGTATCTTTGACTCCTCTGGAACACTTATTAAATGAGAACTATTGACTTCGAGACAATCCTTGCTCAGTCTCTCCAGATTACTGGACTTGACAGAGAAAACCTTACGCCTCAGTCGTTTAGGCAAATTAGAGATTTTGCCAACTTTAGACTTAAGACTGCGTGGGAGGTGGATACTTGGCCCGACCTCATTAGAACCACTCTATTTCCCGTTACAGCCGTTGGGACGACCTACTCGGTCAATCTCCCTTCAAATGGCGTTGTAACCAATTCTCAGGGCACTTTTAAGGTCACTGTAGGCGACGTTCTACAGGTTACCGCCCAAGACCCAAGAACTACTGGAAAAATCAATACCATTGGG